GCTCCTACCTTCTGCGAGCGGGCAGCCGTGGGAGTTGCCGCGGCGACGGCGGCCGACTCGGCTTCTTCGGGGGCGGCGTCCCGGGCCGCGTCGGCGGGCGGCTGCACCTCGCCGGCAGGTTCCTCCTGGGAGGTGGCTGCCTCGGGGGCTACTTCGGGAGTCGCGGCAGGTTTCGCTTCCGTCTCGGCCGGCGCGGTGGCCGTTTGCTTCTTGCTCATCATGGACCTCGGTTCGAATTGCATCGGCGGACCGGCGACCGATTCACCGGTCCGCGGGGATCATTCAGGCAGTCAACCACTCACGCCCGACCGTCGATCAGGTCGTGATATTCGAGAGCAGGTGGCCGCACTCGGTGTAGAGCCGCTTCTCGTCCGTCTGGTTGCGATAGCGAATCACCTGGCTTCGGTTTGTCTCCAGGTAATACTGCTCGAATGCGCACTGGATTTGCGACCCATCACCTCCCCAGTGGAAAGTGCGGCCGATGCACGGTTCAGACAAATCGTCAGTCTCAGCGACGCGGCACACCATGGCGTACTCGTTCGACCAGATCCGCGAGATCGAGCGATCCTGGCCCTTAATGGCCGTGTTCTGGCTCCCGCCCGCAACGATGATGTGCTTCAGTTCGAACACCTCGGACAGATGCTGGGCAGTGATAGCGCCAGCTTTGACAGCCTGCCCTGCGCCACTTGCTGCCAGGATGTCCTTGATCTCCTCGCACCGCTTCAGGTTCGAGAAGACCTTCTTGTTGATGATCAAGGCATTCGCATCAAGTCCGGTACCGTCAAACACCTTGTCCTTCGCGCCTTCGACGTCCGCGATCGGCGTGGCGTTGGTGAAGTCGTCCCACTCGTTGGTGATTCCGGTGGTCAGCGCGGCACCGGTCCAGATCGCCGCATTGAACACGGCCGTGGCAACCCGCCTTTCGGCGTGCCGAAGCACGGCATCAAGCGTTCTCCTGGCGACCACGAGCTCGTAGTTCATCCAGTTGGCGTACTTTCTGGATTCGTTGTCGTCAATCAGGCCCTCCCAGCCGTGTTCCTGGGTGGCATACGAGTCAGTCGTCCACTCAAAATCGTCGCGGCCGTATCCAGCCCGTGGCGCACGGGTTGTGTCCACGTTCCGCAAAAGACTCTCCACGGTGACTTTTCCGAAACTGTCGGCGGCAAGCTGGGCGTCGAAGATCCGAAACACCATCGGCCAGATGAATCCGGCACGCGAGGCTTCCAGGTCGATCTGAGTGAACGCGTCCTGCAGGTCGGGCCGCAGGAATCCGGGTTCGTTTGTAGGGGCGGGCATCTCAAACTCCTCTCAAAAAACGGGCCACACGCTCCACGTAGGCGGCCCCCGAAGGCAGCGACGTTTCGGGCGTCTCGTCGGGTGGCCAGGTCCCGACTTCAGCCCTGGGCGAGCCGCCTGCATGAAGCATGCGGCCCTTGTTTCAGTAGTTCACACACAGAAGGAGGGCGATGGCTCAGGAGGTGAGTACGAGGCCCGCGTTTTCCAGGACGGCGATGATCGCGTTGATCTTCGTGCCGAGGGCATCCAAATCTCCGGTCGTGGCCGTCGCGTGGGCAGTCTCGGCGTCGGCGATCGCGGCGGCCGCGGCAACCGCACCCTGGAGAGCCGTCATCGGAAGGACCTCGATGACGTCTCCGTCGGCGGTTGCGGCCTCCAACGCAATACCGATGCAGCGGCCATTCACCGTGTCATCGATCTTGCCGCTGGCGGCGCCGTACACAGCCGCATACTGCGTGATCGCTCCGGCGGCCACCATGAACCGGGTACCGGGAGCGTTCCACGCCCGAACGCCATAGTACGCGTCGGCAACCAGGGCCGGCGCATCCATGGTCCCAATGCACACCTCGCCAGCTCCGGCCGCTGCCAGCTTGCCGCTCGACAACTTGACCCGCAGATACTGGGCAATTGCCGCGCTGGCTTGGAACGTCCTCACCGGAAAATCAACTTGTCCGACCATCGCAATTCACTCCGTCGTGAAAGGTTTTGATTCAGTTCAGTGACGACCCTTCGCCGCTATCGATCAGCGGCGGCCGCGATGCTTGGGCCTCTGGCCGTTCACCGCCTCGCAATACTGCTCTCGCAGTTCGGGATCCTCCGTGGCGAGCTTTGCCACGGCCGCATCCCGCGGCATTCCCCGAGCCACGAGCACTTCGAGGCGGTTCTTCCACTCGGCGACCGGATCGCCGCCCTCTCGGTTAGCGTCCGCGTTTCCGCCCTCGCCCAGCGTATCCACGCCGGGGGCCTTCTTCGCGGCGTCGGCGGCGGCCTTCGCCTCGTCGGCCGTCTTCTTCTGGGCATCAGCCCGAGCCTCGGCCTCGGAGACCTTCTTCTGGGCCTCCGTCAGCCGCTTGTTCTGCTCGGCGATCCAGGCTCGCTGCGACGTCTCGACGGTCGCCCCCTGCTCCATCTGGGCCACCAGGAAGTCCGCGTCAGCACCCGGGCAGGCGGCCTTCAGCTCGTTGATCGTTGCAGCCGTCGGCTGCGTGCTCGATTGACTCATCGCACTTCTCCTCGAATTGGTTTGTGGCGACTTACCGGCCGCCCGTTTGCTCAGTTCAGCCACAGTGACTTCCAACGACTGGATTCCGTCGATCAGCCCCATGGTCACGGCGTCGCCGGCATTCCATACCCGGCCTTCCATCCATTCCGCTTCGACCTGCTCGGCCGTTCGGCCGCGGCCTCTGGCCACACCAGCCGTGAACGCAACCTGCGTTTTGTCGGCAATCTCCTGCCAGTAGGCCTTTTGCTCGTCCGTGATCTCGGTGCCCACGAAACCAGCACCCTTGAGCCTCCCGGTCTTGATCACGACGGCCTTGATCCCATTGGCCGCCGCACGAGCGGACATGTCATAGAGACCGATCATCGTGCCGATCGAGCCCACAAGGGCCGTGCCATTGTTCGCGAAGATCTTCTCGGCCTGGCTGGCGATCCAGTAGGCGGCGCTGGCGGTTAGGTCCTCGACGTAGGCCCACACGGGTTTCTTCTGGCGGGCCGCCATCACCTCTGCGGCCACGTCGCCGGTACCGGCCACGGTTCCGCCAGGTGAGTCGATGCGAAGCAGGATCGCGTCGATCTCCTCGTCGGCCGCGGCCACTCGGATCGAACGGCGAATACTCACCAGGGACGAGGCCCGGCTCAGGCTCGAACCTGACTTCGTCAGCGTGCCCTGGATGTCGATGATGCCGACCGTGGTCTCACGTGTCCCCGAGGTTCTGGCGTTGGTCACCTGGGCCTTGGGGCTGGCGGTCGCCTCGGCCCCATGCACTTGGACGTGGGCCGCCAGGTTCATATTGGCCACGCGGTCGAAGAGCGAGAGGAACTGCATCTCCTCAACCGCCCACAGGCCGAAATACTGGTCGAGATTCAGCCCCAGCCCGGCAATCGGCGATAGGTCGATTTCATGCGGCATTCTGGGGCTCCTTGCGTGTGGGGCTCGACGGCGTCACGTCGTCCTGGTTCATGGTCGACGCCAGTGATACGGACATACCGTCGGGCGTCGGCAGGCAGGCGAGCTCCCGCCAGGTGATATTGAGGCCCGGGAATTCTTTGTTCAAGGCGTCGGCCTTTTTCTGCGCGGCGACGATCAGCTTGGCGTTGTCTTCGACGATCTCCGTCACGAGGTCGTCCCAATCGATGTTCCGCTTGGCGCACCGGCGCCGCTGCGAGATCAACGCGTTGCGGGTCTCCAGCAGATCTGCGGAGGCATCCTTAAGCGGTTCCACGTAGGGCCAGGTCGGGTAACCTGGATTGGCTCGGAAGATCTCCTGCCCGAGTTTTTCGAACAGCCGGGCGAGCGTGCGGTCCACGGCCATCCGGCGGCGAACGTGCCATTGATAGACCGGCTTGACGAGCCGTCTCCAGATCATCCGCTGATTGCTCCGGAAACCGAGCTTTGCCTGCTCCATGGCGCCACGCCATCCGCTGAAATTCGTCTCGCTGGCGTCCATCAAGGCCAGCACGAGCGGCATCCCCAGGTTGATCCCGATGAGCTGGATCACGAGCCGCATGTGCATGAAGAACTCGGGATTGGGCACGTTCGGCGAGTCCATGCGGATCTTGGTGCCTCGGGCGCCCTTGATACGCATCCCAGGTCCCCATCCCTCCATGGTACGCGTGGTGCCATCGGCAGCCACCTCGGTCGTCTGCGGGCCCATGGCATCCCCAGACTTCGACGGCATCGGATAGTTGCCTTCCGTCTCCTCGATCAGCGCGAAGCAACTCACCATCTGCTGCTGGACGAGCTTCGCAAACGAGATATCGGCGAATTTCTCCGCCTCATCGAAACACGGGGCGAAGGCAGTCACGCCGCGTGTCTGAGTGACGCGTTTCGGATGATAGACATGGAACACCTGTCGGTTTTCGTCCTCGTCGCGTGTCTTGTAGGCCCGCACGTCGGCAACTCGGGACACCGACCTAGCAGGGTCGACGTTGTCCTTTGTGAGCCAGTACTCGAGGCGTTTGCGGCTGTCCTTGTCCAAGAGGACGCCATGCACCACATTGCGCGAGGTATTCTTGGGAGTCCGCAGTCGGTGGCTCTCGACCATCTCCAGGGCGCCGCTACGATTGGCAAGCCCGAGGATATCCCCGGCTACCTGGGTGTCGCGGAGGGCCATCCACTGGATATCCGAGAAGGTGGCCTCGCCCTGCAGGTCGCACAGCTCCGGAGAGTCTGCCCATTCCTGGAAACTGGCCTTCAGCTCCGCATTGAGCCCATCGTCCGAGGTGGCCGGATCGACGGTAATCCCGTCCTGGATCGTGTTGTGGCACGCTCGATCGACCAGGGATCCCATCAGGACGTCGTTGCGGTCGAAGTCCCGTGCCCACTCCAGGAGCCGCAAGTAGTCGCCCTCGGAGCGATAGTGGTAGTCGGCCCCGGCCCCGGCCGTCGGCACTCCCGTGCGAGCCCGGCGAAACCGCGACGTCTTCGCGGCCGAGTAGTCCGCCCGGATATCGGCGTACGTCTCGGCGAGCGATGCGTCTTGGAGGGGCTGCTTTCGTGCCATCAGTCTCGGAAGCCGCGGAAATCGGCCAGGGTGCTTCGGGTACCGGTCACGGGCTTATTGGCCTCGCGCCACTGCCGGGCATAATTCAACTGCGTCTGGATCACATCCAAATTGAACTTTGCCCGCTGGCCGCCTTGGGCACCAGAGAGCTCTGCCTCCTCCGGAATGAGCAGCAGAGCGTTGCACGCCTCAATGAAGGCGTTGCACTTCGTAACGGACTCGTCCGCCTCATAGGACATGTTGTCACGATAGGCGGCGACGACTTCGGCGTGGGTACTGGTGCTATCGAGAGTCACGGCGGTTACATTTTGGGGCCTGCGAGGAACATCACAAAGTCACGTGATCGTGTGCAGACCTCAGTATCGCCGATTCGCGAAGATGGACGAGATCAACCGGAGTCCGGACGCGTCGGATCGTTCGGATTTGTCGGACGCGTCGGACGCCACAAGACAAGAGCGTTAACCAAGGTTGTCGGGCGTCGGCAGGCAGGCGAGCTCCCGCCAGGTGATATTGAGGCCCGGGAATTGCGTGTTCAGTGCGTTGGCCTTTTCCTGCGCGGCGACGATCAGTTTGGCGTTGTCCTCAACAATCTCCGTCACCAGGTCGTCCCAATCTGGATCGCACCTCCGCTTGAACAGCACACCCAACAGTCGTCGCCATCCGGACCAATTGAGCCACCAGTAGTATCGCGCCATCTATGACATCCATTTCCTGAGAAATCAGCAAGAACGTCCGCATAGTTCGCACTTGCGTTTCAGGTACTCGATCGGCGTGAGGACCTTCCCGCAGTTCGGGCACGTTGGCTTGGGCTGTTCTTCCTGAGTCATGCGTTGCTCCTTGTTGCCTGCCGTTTCTCCGTGGCGTCACAGATTCCACGGACCGTCCGCTGAATGAAGTCACGCCCACCTTCGTCAACGTGGACCCCGGCAGACGGATCCAAAACCACAGCAATCACCTCGCAGCGATTGTCATCGAGCAGGAACTCGCACCGGCCGGTGAACTCGTAATCCAGAAGATTCCACGGGATCCAGCGCCGAAGCGAACACCGGCCGTCGTAGCAGCAGTTTCCGCACTTGATGCAGGGAAGGGGACTGGATTCAAGCATCGTGGATCAGCTCAAGCAGATACTCGATCGTGTCCCTTACACTGTTCGGATCCGCCCGCTTGCCGCTGGCTAATTGCACCCCCTGACGGTCCATTGCCAAACGCAGCCGCCGCATGCCGCGGGCGGCCTTGATTCCGACTCGGATATCGATCCTGCCCGCATCATAGTCCTCACGTGGAGGGCCAAGGGGAATCGGTAGAACCATACTTGGAGGATCGAGGTTCGGCAGCTCAGGCTGCGTCGTTACCACGTCAGTCGCCCCCGGGAGCCGAAACTCGGGAGCCTTCTCGATTGCTTCTTGCTTGGCCATGACAATCCTTTCTAAACGCCGGTGGCGTACCTACTGGAAAACACGTCGCTGCCCTCGATGGTCGTCTCCCCGGTCGTCTGCGGATCCTGGTCGATCACACGGACCCCGCACAGGTGCCCTGCCACGCAGAGCAGATAGGAGACGTCGAGGTAGTGGTTCACGTCGGATACAACCATCCACTTCGTCACAGTACCTTTGCCCGGCTCGAAGGCCTCGAAAGGCCTCTCGGCGGTGAGGTGTTTGGCGATGGTCTGGTGTTCCTTGGGGTTTGTTGAGTGGAAGAAGCCGAGGGCTCCGGGGCCGTCCACGGGAGCGTGCAGGGCCCGGAATAGCTGCACCTTCCAGTGGTCGGCATTCGCCTCGAGGCGGAAGGCGTTGCGCTCATGGTCCCACACGATGTAGTACTCGTCCCCGATGTGGACGATCTCGGAGTTGGTCTTCTTGGGGTGCCGATAGCTCCGGTACCGCTTGTCGCTCTGCGTGGATCCACGGCCGATCGTCGGCCTGAATCTCTCCCCGCATTCCTGGTCCGCGGCGAAAGCGTACACAGCTCCCGGCATGTAGCCCGCGTCCACCAGCACCTGTTGAGGCAGCCAGGTTTCATTGCCCTTGGCAAACCCGCGCAGGAACACCTCGTCCCGCAGACCCCGCAGACCGTCGAGAATCGCCCGCTCGATGTGGACGGCTTCGTCGCCTTCGCACGGCGGATTCTCCCAACGGCCGTAGGCGATGATTACGCCGCGGGCCTCGGGCCGGTAGGCACACAGTCCCCAGTGCAGATGCCGCTTTCCGCAGTCGATCGCCCCCACCAGGGTTTCGGCGTCGAGGGGGACCTGGTCGCGGGTGAAGCCGACCGAGAACCGCTCCCGGACCACGGTCAGCTTGAGCGGCTCGAGGTCGAACGTCGGCGGCTTGTAGGGGGTTGTCCAGACAAACTGGCAGGCGGCCTTCTCCTTGGCCTGTTCGTTCTCGGCCTCGGTGATCTGCCACTCCTCGAGAGCCAGGCCGGCGATCGTGAGCTGGGAGTGGTTGTCGAAGGCGTTCCAGCGGAATCCGAGCGTCCACGTCGGGGGCAGCTCGCCGGTGATATTCCCTTCACAGTCGATCTCCTGGCCGCGGTGGACGAGCTTCGCGGTTCGGTTCATCTCTTTCCGCTCGGCCTCGGTGATCGTCTCCCCGCAGCTCGGGCACACGATATGCCCACCGGCCTCAGCCTCGAATTCGTTGGTGGCCTGCTCGAATCCGCGGAGGTGTTCCCGCTCCGGACACACCCACTCCCGGCAATGGGGGCAGCGCTTCACGATCCGGCTGTCCGAGCCCTTCTTGACAGCCTGCCAGATGCACCCCTCTTCGATCGAGACAGTGCACTCGAGGTAGACCACCCGCTCCTCGGGCAGATAGGACTTGAGGCGGCCCTCGGCCTGGGTGATGGGGTCGGCCTCGCGGCTCGCATCGCCCGCAGTGTCCATTTTGTCGACCTCGGTGGCCACCAGGACACGTGCCGTGTAGCTGGACCGCTTTTCGTCGCCGCCGCTGCCCGACATGAATTTGAGCGAGCAGCCGTTACCGAAGGTGATCTCCGACCCAAACCCGCCTTGCGAGCCTGGCCCGGAAGTCGGGAGCCACTTGGCGAACCGTGAGGCCTCGATCGCCGGTCGCAGCTCCTTGTTCCATTTGTCGCGGCCGATCTCGTCCACGCTCGGCACGAGGGCGATCACGTCCTCCCCGATCTCGAACAGGTGGTACATGATTGGCGCCACAAAGGCCACCAAGCTCTTCCCAGACTGGACGCACCCGGTAATGGCAAACCGCCTCCACCGCCGCTTCGAAGACTCGTGGACCTGCAGATTGGTCATCTGATCCAGCAGCAGAGCCTGGAACGGCGACGTTTCTGGACGCCACCTGGTCCCCCGGAGCTTGCCCTTGGCGATCGTGAATTCCTGTTCGCAGAATTCGCGAATCGTCCGGACATGGCGAGCCCTGCAATCGTGTATCCACTCACAACAGTTCTTTTCAAGGCTGAGAATCATCAGCAAACATAAGGCGAACTTTTGCATCCACGTCATCCCAGGCATTGCTCAAAATCTTGGCCGACTTCTCGTCACCCTCTACTCGTATCGCCTCGCCTGCACTTCGCAGAATCCCTGCCGTGATCGCGAAGACACGAAGGACTTGTGCTCGTTCGACGAATTCCCCGGACTCCTGCTGAAATTTCAACTCTCTCCGTTTGGCCTCCCAGCGTCGGATTTCCTCGAGCGAGCCTCCTTCCTCGCCCCCGGTTGCCTCCCGTCTACCCAGCTCCCGCTGCACAATCACATCGACCACGGCCGGGCCGTGCACGAGCATCGGGCGACCTGGCCGCACCGCTTCGGGCGGAAGGGCAGGGAGGATCGTCGTGCGAAAGTTCGGAGCGGACACGCCGATCAGTCCTGCGACAACGGAAATGGGGCACCATTGTGTGCTCGCCGCCGTGGGGGTCTTCTTCCCCATAGTAAAAAAAGTAAAAAACAGTGTTGCGTGCAAAAAAAAGCGGCTCGATGGGCGTGCTCCGCACCCCAGGGCCCGCTAGCAAAGGACCCAACCACCCAGGGGGGGGTAAGTCAGAGAACGCTAAATATGATGATCACCAGCACGGGTTGCGCGTCATCCAGATTGATCGCCACGGACGTATTGGCGGTGCTGGTGACGGCCCAGCCGTACTTACTCTCCGGCAACACGAATCCAGCCGGGGCCTCGACACCGGACTTGTCGATCATGACCTTGACGCTGGATGTACCAACCAGCGCTTGCGATCCACTATGAATGTAGAACGAGACGGAATCGGTCATCGAGCCCGACCCGATCACCGAGATCGCGTGGATCCTATACCGATGCCCAGGCAGTGCTGGCAGCAACTCCGTGTCTCCCGATGCGGTCACCGCAACCTGAATAGGGTTGTCCGCGGAATTCGCGACTGACGCTGGCAAGAGCAGCAGGCATGCCACAACAGCCCCAAGGAGTATCCCTTTGTTTTTCATCTCACATCCTTTCAGCTAACAGTGACTGAACTTCAGATGGCAGGCGATCACTTCAAGTCTGCCTTCTCTCCCT